CTCAAGTGCCATCGCAGATATTGTCCAAGCAAGCGCAGAATTCCAATCAACAGATGCAGTAGAACACGGAAAGATTCTTTCTTCAGGTTCGGCTGTAACTGCGACTGGAAATGGAACAGGCGTAGATAACGGAGCCTCAACCGCTAATGGCGGAGCAGGTTTTCTATCAGTTCCAGTAAACACCCGTAATGGAAACATCACAGTAAAGATTCAACACTCAGCAGATAATTCAACTTTTGCTGACTTGATTACTTTCACCGTGGTGAGTAGCACAACTAAAACCTCAGAAAGAGTTGAGGTTGCTAGTGGCACAACAATAAACAGATACCTGCGTGTGAACTACACAGTTGCAGGTTCAACAGGCTCGGCTACCCCTGTGGTGGCTTTTACTAGGAGGTAAAAAACAATGCCTACATTTCGTCATGGTAAATCCACCGTATTCAAGGTAGACAATTCAGGTGGAACACTTACAAACATCAGCGACACACTTACAGATGTGTCATTCCCGCAATCAGTAGACACAGCCGAGACCAGTAGTTTCGGTTCGTCTGCAAAGTCTTATGTAGTCGGATTATCAGATTCAACACTCAGCGTTTCAGGAAACTTCGATGCGACAGTTGATGCTCACTTGGCTGGAATTCTAGGTCAAGCGGCTTCAGTTTCATTCGAATACGGTCCTGAAGGCTCAACAGTTGGGTTCGTCAAATACACAGGAGAGGCATACCTAACTTCTTACGAGAAGAGTGGTGCTATCGGAGATGTAGTGACATACTCAGCAGAGTTCCAAGTAACAGGCGCTATCACTCGAGGCACCTACGCTTAATAGGAATTGATTCAAAAAAACTAAATAATTTATCGTGACCAACCTAGTGTCCCAAGGAGAAAAGAAATGACAGATTTACGCGGAAAGATATTTTCGGCTGACGATATTACGAGAGAATTATTGGAAGTCCCTGAATGGGGAGTTTCAGTAGAAATTCGTTCTATGACAGCAGGACAAAGAGCAACACTTACTGAGGGAGCAACCTCCGCAGATAAGGTAGATGTTTCTAATATGTATGCAAAAACTGTTATTGCAACTGTGTTTGACCCTACAACGGGTCTACCAGTCTTTACAGAACAAGACCGCGAAGCAATTCTTTCAAAGAATGGCGCAGTCATCGAGCGTTTGGCAACAAAGGCTCTTGGCAGTTCAGGTCTTGGCGAAAAGGCGGTAGAAGAAGCACAGGCTCGATTTCCTGAAGAATCCTGAAAGACGGTTTCTTTTTGAAATAGCAGAAAAGTTAGGTCGGACGGTGGGAGAACTTCTTTACGGAAGTGAATCCCACCGCCCACTTAGCAGTATGGAATTAACCGAATGGAACGCTTTCTATATTGTAAAAGAAAAAGAACGCGAGAAAGCCGAGAGAAGAGCGAAGGCTAGGAGATAAATGGCTGATTCACCAACCATGGAAGTCCGCGCTCGCCTCACCGCCGATTCCGCTCAGTTCACAAAAGGTCTAAGTGAAGCAACAAAAAGTGCTGAAACTTTTCAAGGGGCGGCTACTAAACTTAATTCTGCTTTAATTGGGTTAGGTGGAGCCGCCGCTGGACTTTCTATAAGCCTCATTGTTTTTGCTACTAAGTCGTTCAAAGCCGCCGCTGAAGTTCAAGAATTAGATATTGCTTTACAGTCTATTGGTAAATCTACTCGTTACGGATATACCCAACTTTCTCTTGCAGTCGAAGCAATTAAAGAAGTTGGAATTACCTCCGCCGCCGCTAACCGCACGATTATCAAACTTGCTCAGTCCAATGTTGATTTAGGTAACGCTAGTGAGTTAGCCACTATTGCTCAGAATTTATCTGTTACAGCAAGCGTAAATGCCGCTGATGCCTTACAGACTTTAACCTTTGCTATTACAACTGGGCAGACAAGAATGTTGCGCCAAATTGGTATCACAACTGGTGCTACCGAGGCTTTTGCTATTTACGGACGAACAATAGGCAAGAGCGCTAGTGAGTTAAACATGGCTGAAAGACGCCAAGCCGTATTAAATTTTATTATGCAAGAAGGCACAAAGATAACAGGCGCCTATGCGTTAGCAATTCAAAGTCCTTCTAAAGCCTTAAAAGAAATGTCAGATGTTACCAACAACTTACAAGTTGCTGTTGGTAAAAGATTGCTTGATGCTTTCAGTAAGATAATTTTAGCCTCTTTTGATTTATACACAAAGTTCTCAGTAGCGGCAAATGGAACTGGAACTTTCTCTAAATTCCTTGATGCTATGGAAAAGGTCTTAACTAAATTAGCAGACCCGTTTGCAAAGTTATTGACAAGCCTTGGTGGTTTTATTGACAAGATAGATAAAAGCAATATAAGTGTTAATCAAATTGCTGGCACTATGGAAAAGGTTTTACCTATTGCCGCCGCGTTTGCTACTTTTTTTGGTATTAAAGCAGGTAAGTCTTTGGCACAAGCCGCACCATTCTTCCAAGGATTTTTTGCAAACTTAGCAAGATTTAATTTAGTTTTCACAGCATTTACCCTAGCCGTAACATCTCCTCAAATTAGAGGAGCATTAGGACAATTAGTTAGTGCTTTCGCACCGCTCCTACCAACACTTAAAAAAGTTGCAGGAGTGTTTGCGGAAGTTTCTGCTTTATTGCTTGGTGCAGTTGCGAAGGCTATTGGTCTCGTAGCCTCTATCGTAAGAACATCTATTAGTTTTGTTCAAACTTATGCAGGAGTCTTTAAGGCTTTGGGAGTTGTAGTTCTAGCAGTTGCCGCAGGTTATGGCGCTTGGTTTGCTATAACAACCCTTCAAACTGCTAAGTTAGCAATCCTTAATGCAATAACAATAGCGACTACGACAGTAACTACTGCGCTAACCGCGGCTCAAAAACTTCTCAATGTAACTATGTTGATGAACCCAATACCTCTTGTTATTGGCGCTATCGTTGCTTTATTGGTTGCTTTTGGTTATCTAATCAAAACAAATAAGAGTGTCAGAGATGTATTTGCGGCAGTATTTAATTTTATTGTGAAACTTGTTATTACTGTTTTTGCTTTAATTGTTAAGGCTATTGGGTATTTACTAAAAGGTTTTGCTATGATGATTCGAGTTCTTGGAATGGTTGCAGAATCTTATGCCAAGGTATTTGAGTTTGTCATAGATATAATTCTTACTACGGTTATATTTATACTTAAAGCAGTTAAATCTATTATTGATGGATTTATCAAACTTATGGAATCCCAAGGAATTCTTTACGATGTAGTTAAAACTATATTTAACGGAATAATCAAGGTTATTTCCTTAGTTGTTGAGGGCATTGTTAGGGTTTTTGCTTTTGTCATTGGCGCTGTTGCTGACCTTGTTGGAGCATTTAATGATTTGTTTGGTGGAGTTAAAAACATCTTCTTAAAGATTTTATCTGCTATTTCAAATGTAGGCGGAGGCATTTTTAATGTATTGGAAAACATTGCTTCTAACATTGGCAAATTCCTTGGTTTTGTTTTTGACAAATTAACTGGTTGGATTCGTTCTATCGCCGCTCTATTTGAAAAAATTCCTAAGATTGGTCCTGAAATTGCTAGTGGTATTAGAAGTGGTCTTGACGCTGGTAAAGCATTAGTGACAGGTTTTGCTTCTACGCTTGTAGGATTCGGCAAGACAGCATTTGATGGAATTCTTAATGGTGTAACAAAGACAGTCAATGGAATATCTACTGTTGGCAATGCTGTTGAATCAGGACTAAGAGCAACACAAAAAACTCTTACTAAATTTGCTGTAAAGGTCGAAGAATTTGGAAACAAAGATAACGGCGCAAAACTTATTGACGGTTTAGTCGGCGGAGCAAAAAAAGCATCAAACGCTTTAGACACAATGATTGACAAACTTGGTAAAGCAGTAAAGTTTGATTTTGCGGGAACAGTTGGAAAGTTTATTGATAGCGTGGCTGATAAGGCTGACGCGGCTGGTGATTATCTAATCAAACTTTCAACTCAGATGATGGCGTTTGCTGAGACAACAGATTTTGCGGCTGAGGCTGGCGATGGCATTAGCAACTTTATAGAAAAAATAAAAGACAGTCTAAAAGAAGGTCTTGGCTTTGGCGACATTCTTAAAAAAGAACGCGAGAAAGCAGAGGGTCTGCCTAAAGGTGGAACCGAAGATGCTTTGACTGATATTCAAGACCAAGCCGATTTAATGAAAAAGATTCGTGAGGCAATGACCGCTGGTATTGAGTCAATGCGTGATGTTCTACAAGATTTACAACAAGCGGCTAAAGACTTTGCAGACTCCCTCAAAGACACAATCATGGGTTTCGCAGGACTTAAGAGCATTGAACTTCCTGATGGTTTCATTCCAAAGGCTAAGTCCCTTATTGAGAATATGCAGACTCGCTTAAATAAGAGCCAACAGTTTGCTAATCAAATTACTCAACTTCAAGCCCTAGGTTTAGATGCGAACGCAATTAAAGATTTAGTTGAATCAGGACCAGTTAAGGGCGCTCAAATTGCCGCGTCGATTCTTGGCGGCGGCGCTGAGGCGATTGCACAGATTAACGAGATTCAAAAGTCGATTGAGTTCACAGGTGCGGCGATTGGTAAGTTCGGTTCAGAGGCGGCGTTCGGTCAGAAGATTGCAAACGCTCAGGCTGGCATCGCTCAAATCACCGATGCAGAAGCAAGCATTAGAGGTGCTGGCGGAAATAATATAGTTATTGAGCAGGGTGCGTTTGTGGTCAATGTTGATACAACTGGTGCGGCAGACCAAAATGAAAAGGCTGACATAATCACCCAAAGAATTCAGGAAACATTCGCTATCTTGGCAAAGGAATTGGCTAACAAATAATGGCTACCTATGTGCTTCGTCCTAACGCAAATTGGAACAATGATTCTGCTTTTACTATTTCGGGCGGTTCAGGCTCAGTCCATGCGGCGCTTTCTGACAACAGCGATTCAACTTTCATAACTCGCACAAGCACAACAGTTCCAGCATCTTACGAAGCCGAGTTCGGCACACAGGCTCTTGCTTCTACGGAAAGAGTTGCTTTCGTAAATCTTCGAGCAAGAGCAACGATTGGAACAACAGGTTCTATTGAGTTAAGCCTTGGCGTTATCACAGACCGCAATGGTCGAACTGTAAGTTACTCAGTTCCTTTTTCTAAGGCAAACACTCTTGCATTAAGCACTCTTGATACTGCTCTAAAACTTACAACTGCACCAAACGGCGCGGCTTGGACTCAAACCCTTATAGATAATTTGGTCGTTAAGTTCACAGATAACGCGACTTCAAGCGGTGACCGTGCTGGTTTGTATGAATTATTTGTAGATGTTGTTACAACAACTCAACCAACAGTTACCGTTACCGCTCCTACTGGGACAATCACAGATACAACATTTCCATCAGTTACTTGGACTTACGCCGATGCGGATGGAGACCCACAGAACGCTTATGAGATTAAAGTCTTTGACTCAACAACTTATGGCGGTGCAAGTTTTAACGCAAACACCTCGACACCAACCGTCACAACTGGCATTGTTACATCAAGCAATAACGGTCAAACTCTTGAAGCAGACTTAGCAGATGGCACGACTTATCGTGCTTATGTCCGAGTTGCTCAATTAGTTAATGGTTCCAACTACTTTAGTGAGTGGGCTTATAGTCAATTCACTATTGATGTTGATGCTCCAGCAACTCCGTTAATTACCGCCTTCTATGATTCTCAAATAGGTGCTGTGACCGTAACCGTATTTGGTAGAACAAACTCTTTATCGCCAAACCAAGCATCTCTTGAAACAAATACAACAGGATGGGAAGCGGCAAGTAACTGCGCGATTGCCCGTTCAACTGCTCAAGCCTCAATCGGTAGCGCTTCTTTAGAAGTAACTGCGAGTTCTGCGGGTGATGCAGTTGCATCAACCACGATTGGAACTAAGTTTTTAGTTACAGCCAACCAAGAGTTCTCAGCCATTGCTGATTTCAAGGCAGGTAGCACTACTCGTTCTTGCCAAGTTGGTATTCGTTATTTGACTTCAACTGGCGCAACGATTAGCACAACCTATGGAACAGCGGTTAGTGCTACGAGTTCTGCTTTTGTAACCGCAAGCGCAACGGTATTGGCTCCCCCTACCGCTACACACGCTCAAGTTTTTGCAAAAATAGTTAGCGCTAGTTCAGGCGGAGTTCATTATGTAGACAAGATTGCTTTTCATGCTGGAGATGAACCAGTCTTTACCCGTGGTGGTTTCAGTTCTTTTGTCTTTGACATTGAACGCTCCGATGACGCAATTACCTATACTGCAATTAGAAACAGTCCAGTAAGCGCTACGGCTACGCAGATTGCTGAACTTAATGACTATGAAGTCCCTCTTGATAAGACCGTTACATATCGTGCGAAAGCGAGGGCTGACATCTAATGGCAACTATTTCCTCGGGGTATACAACTACCGTTCCGATTCAAATTACTAATCCTGCAACCTGGTCTTTTACTGCCCCTGAAAGCCCAACAATAAAAGTTGTTGGCATCAATGTTCTTCAACCGTTAAACTCGACAGTTGTTGAATCTTATGGAGTATTCAAACCTCTCGGTGCATCTAAAACAGTAATCGTCTCTCAGTCTATTTATGGCATTGACGGCACTTACGAGTTTGTTACTACTGGAGAAACTGAATGGAATAAATTGTATGCAGTTTTGACCTATCAAGGAACTCTCCATGTCCACGACCCACTAGGTCGTCAGAAGTATGTTCGCTTTGTAGAACGAAATTGGACAGAATCAGGAAACATTAACTCTTTAGTTCGGCGAATCAAAGTAACTTACTTTGAGGTCGGGGCGCCGTAATGTATCCAGTTTCCGCTGACTTCAAAGAGGCAGTTCGGAAATCTCACTCCGTAATTACAAAAATTGAGATTTACGATATGGCTAATGGAACAATTCTTAGCACAGCCTCCCCAATAGGCGGAGAAGTCACGATTGATAATCGTCGCTCAATTCGCCGTGAATGTTCCTTAGAGTTCGTAGATACAGATGGAACTTTAGTTCCAGTAAATAACATTTCTTCAATTCTCTTGCCTTACAACCGAGAAGTAAAAATTTACAGAGGTGTTGTTTTCCCTGACGGAACAGAAGAATTAGTTCCGCTCGGGGTCTTTATCATCACCAGCGTCGATATAACAGAAACGGCTCAGGGCGTTAAAATTTCAATTAAAGGCTCTGACCGAAGCCTTATTTTGGCTCGGGCTAAGTTTACTAATCATGAGTTCTATATTGCAGATGGCACAGCAAAAGAGACAGCCATTGAAAACATTCTTAAGTATCGCTATCCAAAAGTTAAAACTATTTTTCCTGCTACAAACCAAGTGACAACTTTGCTTTACCCAACTCTTGACCAGTCAAGTGACCCATGGCGCGAGGCTCTTAAAATTGCTGAGTCAGCATCTATGGATTTGTATTTTGATGAAAACGGTATTGCTCGTATGAGACCAATCCCTGACCCTGACAAGGGAACGGCAGTTGCCACATACGAAGATGGAAGTGATTCAGTTCTTGTTCAGATTGCTCGTTCGCTCTCAATCGATGAGTCATACAACGGGGTCATCTATACGGGTGAGGGAACCAATCTAAGTATCGGAGTTATTGGCGAGGCTTGGGATGACAACCCGAGTTCACCTACTTATCGAAAGACCTACGGTGAAGTTCCACTCTTCAAGTCATCTCCAACAATTCTTACAGTTGGTGAAGCAACAGAAGCGGCGGCGGCTGAGTTAAAGAAAGTCATCGGCGCATCAGAAAAAATTACATGGGACCAGTTAGTAAACCCTGCCCACGATGTCTATGATTTAGTTAAAGTTACGCGCTCGCCAGTTGGAGTAGATAAAATCCTAATGTTGGATGCTGTCTCAATCCCCCTAGCGGCGAGTGGCACAATGAACGCAATCGGACGAAGCAGGAGATTCTGATGGACTTAAGTTATCTAGTCAGTCAAATCAAGGGTGACATTATTGCCCCAACCTTGCGAGTTCGTCAGGGCAAAGTAGTTACAGTAAACAGCAATAGAACAATAGATGTTCAAATTGCTGGTGATACTAATACCTTGCCATCAGTTCGATACTTGAGCAACTACGCCCCAAAACCTGATGACCAAACATGGTTAATAAATTCGGGTGCAGACTTGCTTGCTATTGGAATGGTTGCTGGCGCAGATAGAACTCTTGCCCCAGTTGCTTACCGAACTAGCGCCCTCACAGTTACAAAAGATACGAACACCTATGTTTCTTTCCAAGCCGATAATTCAGACGGGTGGGGATGCTGGACAGTCAGCGACCCTACAAAACTTACAATCCCTGTTACTGGTCGTTACATTGCCACCGCATCAGTTTTATGGGAAGGGCAAAATAGCGGCTATTGCTCTGTATTTATTGAAAAAGGCACACAGGAAATCGCTAGACAAGATGGTGTATTAACAACAAAAGAACATGGATACCACATGGCGGTTAGTTCAATACCTATCACTTTTACTAAGGGAGACTTCATTCGTATGGGAGTTCATCATGACCATAACCCTGATAATGATTTAATTCTGAGTGTCGGGGGAGTAGACCATACAGGTTATTTTAATGCACTATCTTTAACCTACCTCGGTTCATAAACTATAGGTTAGAATTAACTCACCTAAGATTAGGAGAAATAATGGACAAGAAAACACAGGCGATGCTCGCTTCATACGGACGCTCATTTTTAGCAGCGGTCACTACAGCATTTATGATTACAGGTGGAGACATTCTCGCACTTGATGGAGATGCACTCAAGGCAATCCTTGCAGCAGGTATCTCAGCAGTTCTTCCCGTTGCAATTCGCGCAGCCAATCCTAAA